AACCTAAACCGCTCCCCAGCCTTTGCGCTGTCCGATCACCTGCCACGCGTACGCCATTGCGTCCACTACGTCATCATGCCTACCAACGGGAAAGGATAACAACTCATCCTGCCAGTAAGGTGGCAGACCTTCAACGTGTATTACCTGCCCTTGCTCGTACCGGGCTTCTAGAGGCCCAAAGCGGGTCACTTTGTCACGGTCTGGTCTGATGCCCCGGATAGGCAGTTTTGTACGCCTCATGAGCTCTTGCACAACAGCCGCCTGATACTGAACCTGCTCGATGCCGATCATAACTGGATGCCATTTCTCAGCCATCATCTCGATGAACCTTAGCACGCTTGCAAAGTCTGCACGGGTGCGGTTGACATCTAGAACGTATATAGTCCCATCTTCACCACGAGAAAGAGCTACCACGGCGGTATAGTCGGCTTCCGCCTTGGTTGATATCGCAAGGTCAACGCCAAGGTAGACCGGCAGTCCTTCAGGAGCATCGCCGAAGCGTAGCCACTCCCGCTTGATACGCGCTCCCGCAGCATCGACAAACTCTGCTAAATACTCCTGCCTAAACGCGATGCTTGGCAGTGACTCCCCCGCCTTGCCTACCTCTTCAGGGTCTATCCAAGGGTTAGCCGTGGTAGGCATCTGCCAAGACATCCAGTCGGCATCCGTAGCGGCCTGATTGTAGAGGGTGCGGAAGTAGTTGGAGCCTTTAGGAGTGCTAAGAAAGAAAGCATCGCCCTTGTAATCGGTAAGCGTTGGGCGTATGGCTTCCGTCCAGGCTTGCTCTAAGTGTCTAGCCATGGCCGCTTCGTCAATGATGACCCGCTTGTACTTACGACCACGGGCAACCGTGCTAGGGTCATCCAAAGTCCAGTAATCGATAGCCGCCCCGGTTATAAGTTCGATACGTGGTGCAGGTGTTTGCACAGCTCGCCGGATGACAGGCTGGTAAATCCTTTTATGATCGTTGTACGCTTCCTCCAGCAGGCGGTAGGTAGGTGCAAACCAAGCGCAGGGCAAACCGTCTTTCAGTACCGGATCGGATAAGAGATTCCCGCCTAACGTTGTTTTGCCAAAGCGTCGACCTACTCAGCCACAGGCGAGAACGTTATAGCGTCTCGCCTGTGCCATGATTACCTTTTGCCCTTCATGTGGTCGAGGGAGAACCAATCGAATGTCAGGCATTACCCGTGCTACCTAACCCGCCTGTACGCTCATCTAGCGGTACATCATCCCCGGTGTAGTACTGCACAAAGACAACCTGAGCGATACGCTCTCCACGCTCAATCACCCAATCACCTTGAGTACGGTTATGCAGTAGCACCTTGATGGTGTCTCCGTAGTCAGCATCGATAATGCCGGGAGCGTTGGCAACAGCAAGACCACGCAGTGCTAACCCTGACCTACTACAAACCATGGCACACAGGTGCGGTGGAAAGATTGCAAGCGTTCCAGTGTCAATGCCTACGGTAGCACCAGCAGGGATAACGATATCCAGCTGAGAGCGTAGATCGTACCCGGCAGAATGCTTGGTAGCCCTTGTGGGCTTTATCCCGTGAAACCTAATATCTGTCATGGCTTATCAGCGTACTCCACGATCACCTTGACCGGGCTACCGTCTGCCCCGGTCTGCTCTACCCGGCTAGACCACTCGGCTTTGTGCTTACGTTCAAGCCACCATGCAGCAGCCTGCCATGTCGTGTCAGCTGCCTTTTGGATGATAGCCACGTTGCGTACCTCGGCATCACCCTCTGCTTTCTTTATAGAATCCGAGAATTCCGGAATGTCCTTGAGCCAGACGGCAAATGTATCCTCAGAAATGCCAGCGTAAGCACAGGAAGCCCGGCGGGTATTCCCTGCCCTGAGAGCCTGTGTAATGCGCTGTACTACGTCTTCATTGTACTTGTATGGTTTACCCTTCATCTAGCACCGCCTTCTGCCCTGTGGCGTTTTCCCATCGCTGAATCACCACATCGCAATACTTAGGGCTTATTTCCATCCCGTAGCATTTGCGATTTGTTTTCTCGGCTGCAATCAATGTAGTACCAGAGCCTAGGAAGGGTTCGATTACGATAGCGTTCTCTTCCGAACTTGATCGTATGCATCGTTCAATCATAGCCAATGGTTTAGGTGTAGCGTGTCCTAGACGTTCTTCACCTGACACGCTTGCATATTCCCAAACGTCTGTCATGTTGTCGTGTGTGTTGTCAAAGTATGCACGGGTTGCATAAAACTCCCGCTTGAGTTCGTCATACTCCCGCTTGAATGCGTTACCATTTGCGGCTTTTTGTATTGCTTCGTATTGTTCCTTTTGCGGGAAGCTCCACTGGCTTTTACTAAACCAATGGTCAGCCATGCGTGGATGAAATCCAAAAATATCAGCCACGGTCTTATTTGTCATGCCTGCTTTGTCACGTTCTGTTTGCAGATATGCCCGTATTGGTTCAAAACCTTCCCAGTAGTTATCGGAGTTATTACTAAATCCTTGCTCGCCAATCATGAAGAATAAACACCGTTCGCTTCCAGTTGGGTATTGTCGGTGTTTTTCGCTGAGTCTGCCTTGTGCCGAGTTCTTCTGCCAGACGATTTCATTACGGAAGGTGAACCGTTCGCTGTCTTTTAATCCATTGACAAACCATAATCGCCATAGGTCTTCAGCGTTACCCCAAATGTAAACGCTTCCGTTGTCGGTTAGTGCTTTGCGGAAAGCTCGCCACCAATCCATCTGGAATGAGTCAAGTTTATCGGCGTATAAGTTGTCATTCTCCACGCCTTCGTTTTCTTTACCCATTCCATATGGCGGGTCAGCGTGTATGAGTTGTGCGATGCCACCATCCATCAGCCGTGCCACGTCATCAGCCTTGGTGCTGTCACCGCAAAGTAATCGATGCCTACCAAGAATCCAAAGGTCTCCCGGCTTGCATCGTGTCTCGACATCCTCCGGCACTTCGTCTGGATCGGTTAGCAAGTCGGCAGGGTCAGCAGTACCAGCCAGTTCATCAATCAAAGCATCAAGGTCTGCAGCACCGTACCCGGTACCTTCCAAGCCGATAGGCGTGTTAGCAAGCTCAGCAAGGATGTCGGTTATCTTGGTTGTGTCATCTTGCCCGATACGGGTAGTGCGGTTATCAACCACAAGAATGCGCAGCTCTTCTTCGGGTGTAACGTCAACCCATTGAACGGGTACTGTTTCCCATCCTAGAGCCTTTGCAGCCATCACCCGATGATTTCCCGCTAGGATGTGCTTTGTGGTCAGGTTAGCCACCACAGAGCCGTACCAGCCGTTTACCGCTAGGCTCTTCTTGATGGCTTCGACATCGCCTTGATTAGCGTTGCGTGGATGATGCTTGAGCAGGTCAATAGCGACCTGCTCAATCTCTTTGTTTATTACTCTACTTGCCAATCAGGTTAGCCTCGATTTCTTCTTTGGTTGCCCATACAAGGGCAGCCCTCATTTCAGCGTCCGAGATGTTCTGCTCTTTCGCTCTACGCTTCACATCTTTATACAGCCACCGTGTATACATCTCGTTGTACACCGCCAAGCATCCCGCACCAAGCATGACACCAAGAGCAAAAAGAATCATTTGGCTACCTCCCCGGTACGTGGGTCAAGCCTGACAACATCCCAATCCTCTGCAAAAAGGTCACCGGGTGACAGGCTAAGTTCTTCCAACTGTGTAACCCTTCCGCCTGCACCATGCAGTTCAAAGATATTCCAGAGTTCGGAGTAGCGCAGGAATACGGCTCCTCCCCACTCATCACGCCTTACAGCGTTACCACCACCAGCCATCAAGGCTTGTATCACTTCGCCGAATCTCATCCTATTGCCCCCATCGTGATTGGCAGATGTTCAACCATCAAAGCCTTGATGCTGTCTGCAATCTGCCTATGTTCTAACTGCGTATCTTCTTGCGTCCTTAGCTGCACGTAATGGATCCATGACCTAACCGTACCGCTCATATACATCGTGGTTGGTGTGCAAAGCGGTAGCACCATTCTTGCCGTCTCCGCAGCAATGCCGGCTTTGATAAGTTTGTTATATGTCCAATAACCACGAGAGACAGACAACTCAGCGTCTAAAATGACTCCTTGCATTTCTGCATCTAAGTCATCCCTTTCTGGCATGGGTTGTGAGCTTTGTCGGTTAGTTGTACCAGCAAGCCTCATCTGCCCCAGAATAGGGAAGTCGTGAACCTCTGCGTACCTTTGGCTGAACTCTTGGAAAGAGAAGCTCCGGTGTCTAAGAATCTGCGGAGCGATAGCACGGGTTGTCTTTATCTCAACGCACATTGAAGCCATTTCAAAGATTGACCAGTGCCCATGCTTGATGCAGTAGGCAAGCAACCTGCTGACATCCGGGTTGTCTTGGTTCTTAGGGTTGCTTACCCGTGCGCAGTACCCGATGACCTTCTCCGCTTCCGGAGTAATCCAGATGAGCTTTGTCATGGTTGATAAATCTCCCAGTCAATAGCCAAGACATCAGCGGATCCGAATGACGCAACCCGGCTATATCTGCGGTTACCAGCACCATCAATCAGGTACAGACAAATCTTGCCCTCTACGAGTTCTAGGAACCAGCTGGCTGTGTGTCTTCGTACCGCTTGTCCGGCTCTGAGACGTTCAAGGGCAGCCGAAAAGGAGCCACCCGCCATTGTCATCCGTTTGGCATCCTCTTCTTTGACCTGTTCGATTTGCCGTGTAGCCAGCCAACCTTTGACGGTGCTGTAGTTGTAGCCTATGGTCTTGGATGCTTGCGCTTGTGGCATCCCCATTGCTACCAGCTCATCAAACCGCTCTAACAGTATCCTGCGCTTTGCGATGCCATAGGCAACGCTTTCACTTGGTCTTGGCATATCAGTTTCTCGTAACTTTCAAGCATTCAAAACCAGAGTCTGTATCCCACTCAAAGACAGTTTCATATTCACCAAACTGATCATCCCAGATTGTGGTGATAACTTCTTTGATTATTGCGTGTGGGACGCTATGGCAGGTCACCGTAAGTTCGCCCTTGCGGTCTGTCAAAGCTGTAAAAATGCGATGCACTTCTGTAATCGGCATTTTCATTTTGACGGCAAATGCTCGCATGAAATCAATCAAGCGCAAAATGCGATGTACTTCTTCTTTTTCCTCTGCCAATCTGACATCAAACAATATTTCCTGCATTTATCTCCCCCGCTTCTTGTGCTATCCGATCAGCAAAGGCAACATCCCTGGTGATGGCGTAAGCCAGATACCAGAGTGCCTTGATGCTATCGGCATTAGATGTTCCCTTGTGTGGCATCCGTTGGATGTACTTGAGGACATTACCTGTCGCAAAGTCTAACCCCCAGTCGTCTATAACGCTGAGGGCCTGAATACTTGATGTCCGGTAATGACCGGTCATACGAGCTGTACGCTCTGTGACATCATCTTGTCAATCTCGTATGACACTGCCCAGATGTCTGCAATCACGTCAGCAGGCTTGAGGCTACCAACCCAGTATGGATTCTGTACAGCGTAGCCCATGGAGTTGCAGTCGTAGATACCAGCATCATCGCCAGTGAGGGCTACCATCAAGTGCAGCTCACCCTTGGACATATGAATTTCAGTATGGTCACTTGATACCTGAATGTGTAGCGGTACATCGATGACTGCAAACGGGTCACGCTGTACGTTGATGGTGTGCTGTGCCATCTCTTTGATGGCTTCGGCGAGTGATTGGTTAGTTTGTTTCATTGTCTTTATCTCCCAAGGTTGGACAGGAGCGTTAGCCCCTGTCCTTTAATCTTCCCGTGTTTAGTCTTCCCTAAACCGCCAATACGGGTCGGAATCGCCAAACTTTCTATGAGCTGCCAACTTGGCTTCTTGAAGCGTCTTACCGTGCTTTGACATAAGCCACTTCACGTATAGCACCTTGCGTTTTGTTACAGGCACTGACTCGTCATTGAAGCTGACGAAGGGCTTACGCTCATTCGGCATCAAACGGATCCTCGATATCATCAACCGGAGCAGGTACAGCCTTACGTAGTGGCTTGGTTGCAGTTTGCTTCACCGGCTTGACGGTCTCAATCATGTTCGTGTATTCACCATTCATTTTCTGTCTGGTTCCTACAACCACTTGCCACTTTTGAGCCTTCAAGGCATTGATGTCGAGGTTTGCGTATTCGTTACGGTCAAGACGCTTACCAAGCATGGAATCCAAAAGGATTGTGAGCTTGGCTTTCTCATTGCCGTAGACCGTCTTGGTGAACTGTACGAACCGGAATGGTTGACCGTCTTCATCACCAACCTCGGTGGTTTCGAATACAAACTTGTAGTTTGGTTCCAGGACTGTTGGATCGTCGAATGACTTGCCCTGAATCGCTTCGATGTCAATCAAAGCGCAGATGTAAACGCCGGATTCAGCCACGCTGAACTTCCGACCAGTTCCCTCAGAGAAGGAACCATGCTGTGCAAAAAAACCCATTGCTAACTCCTTTGAGCCATCCGGCTCTCCACGGCACTATTGCCACACCAAATATATATCAATAACAGATAGACTGTCAAACATTTCTTTTCAGACCATCTTGGCAATGCAGTTCCCCGCCTTAGCGGGGGAACTGTTTTGCTCTCTCATATCCCCCTAACGCCCTCCGGGCTAGGGGGGGTTCTTAGGGGGGGATTTATCCACCTGTTCCTATTTTATATTTCTAAGGGGAACAGGTCTTTAGGAACAGGTCAAAACATACTTTTAGGGCTATAGAACTTTGCTCCTCTCTGGCCATTCATGACGTTCAACATCTCTTCATCTTCCAATCCTTGCAACGCTCTTACAACATCGGACTTACGCTTTTTGATGCCTTCAGATATCTGCTGACTGGTCTGCCCCGGATTGGAATCAATGTAATCCAAGATGGCTTGATCCATTGTTTTCTCAGCTGTTGCAATGTCGATGCGCTGAATCTCAAGAGCCTCTGGGCTATGAGCGTGAATCTTGAACTCAAAGTTTATTTGGTCTTCAAAAGAACTACGTCTCTGCTTCACCGTCTTGACCGTGTAGTGCCCAAGCTTGTTATCAATGGACATGATGGTTTCTGCCTGTGCAGCGATTTCAACAGCCCCACGCATACTTTCATGCCCTATCGCACCTGCACCGCCTTTACGGGCATGGTGGAGCACCACAAGGGCAGCCCCGGCATCCGTTATCTTCTTGAAGTGTTGATACAACTGCGACATTTCGGAGTTGCTGTTTTCATCAAGGTTGTGGACACGCACAAAAGTATCAATGATGACTATGTCAATCTTCAGGTCGATGACTGAATCAACGATGTCCTGCAAATCATCTGGGTCTGTTACCTTCATGTTTTCATTCACGAAAGAATGCAACCCTCGGCAGGCTTCTGGGTACAGCAGGTGGAATCGCTTGTTGTACTCACCCACGCCCATCTCTTCGTTGACGTAAAGAACCTTTGACTTGACGCAGGGGGCAAGGCTCATCCACATCCCGGCGCTCTCAGCTGCACGCACAAGGTCGGCAGCCATCCAAGACTTACCGCTACTTGGTGGCCCTGCAAAATAGTGGATTGCCTGCCGTGCTATTACGTGCGGGATTATCCACTCTGTATCACGGCTCTTGGCGGCTTCTTCCTGCAACCTGTCCCAGTCCCAAGGAACCTTTTTCCTGCGTGGTTCCTTGACCTCTACAGCCTTTGCGCGGTCTGCCAGTAGGTCTTTGACTGCAACCTCCTTGGTGTACATCTCACGTACACTTAGCGACCATTCAGCCCATGCACGGGAAACCTTATCCTCTACATCGTGTGCTGGTAGTGGTGGATCGCAATGCTTTAGGTTCCAGTCCTGAGCAAACGCAACCGCTAGGTCATAGTGAAACTGCCGCTCCCGTAGATAACCTACGAGCGCCGTTACTGCGTTGTCTCTACCACCGTACGGGCCACCACCTTCCGGATGGCGCTCCATGAGCTTGTGATGTGTGTATTCAGTATCAGACTCACCCGCTACACGCTCTGCTCTTGGCTTACGCTTAGGCGTGGGGTCTAACTCGTCAAACCATGAATCGTCAGTCAAAGAAGTACTCCATAATCTCAGGCAGGTCTGCCTTCACGATGTTCAGCCTATATTCCCAGCGTGGGTCAGATTCAAACGCCTCACACGCTTCCAAGGCTTCGATAAAGAAAACATCTAGCAGGTCGGTTATCCTACCGCTTGCATGGCGGATGCGTGGCTCTGCCTTGCCTAGCTGTCCCTGTAGTGCGGAAGCCAGCAAGACATCCAGCCGCTCATCGCCAAGATGTCGAACTAACAAGGATTGCTTGTATGTTGGACGCATCAAGCCACCCTTCAGAAGAATCACCGGCTTAGGATTCTGCGGGTCTTTCCAGTTCAAAGTCCCAGGTACACGCAGGATGCGATCAAGGTTAGCGACGTTATCCGTACCGATTAGAATTTTGTCGGCAAAGTCTCGGATGCGTCCCTCCATTGCCGTGCGTTCTCGTGTAGATCCGCAGGACTTCGGGGAAGATAGCACCTTGTATCCGTGCCAGCCGTTGCCAGTGCTTACAACGATGTCGCAGTTGTCAAGTAAATCTTGACTACTCCCCGGCACTTTGCCGTCAAGGTCAATCCACACTGCCCCGACCTGCTCTATGGAATCTTTGCCGAGCTTACGCCCGGGGCCTTCAGGAGCAACCCTTGGACACACACCAACATAAACATCATAGCCACGTATCGCAAGGCTGATGATGTGTTGGGTCAGGGCTTGCCCTTCTTCACCCTTCAGACAATGCGGTAGCCTGTAGGTGGTTCGGTTAGCGTGGGGCTTGACCTTTGATAAAGGCCTGATTTCAATAAAGCCGTCTTGATACGGTTTGAATAGATGCCTAAGGAAGGCAATAGCCATCCCGGCATCCGTGGCAGGAATAGCCATGGGTGTTACTACTTTCTGTATGTTGTTTCCGTTCTGTTGGAAACCCTCCGGTAGCTACTCCGGAGGGTGGCAAAGCCTATTCCATACAGAAAGGAACAGTCACATTATACATCGAAAGTAAAGCCAACATGATCGGCTATTGCCTGAGCGGCTTCATGCCAACTATAGGCAACCACGAATCTATACCCGTGTGGCTCCAAGGCTTCACGGAAGGAAACCTGTCCGGGGGTTAGCCTGCCTTTGCCTGCCTTCATCTCAACGAACAAGCCGGGTACGGGGCAAGGTAGGAAGATGTCCCACACACCGGGCTTTACACCCATTGCCTTGAACTTAGCAGCTGTGCGAATGTCACGGTGTCCGCCGTTAGGGCAATGGTAGATGGTTGATAGTTCAGGGTGTTTTGATTCCATCAAACGCACCCAAGTAATCAAGGCTATCTGCTCTCGGTCTTCAAGATGTTTCATGGATGTTCCTTAGTTCCTGCAATGCCTTTTGTATACGCTCTTTGACCACTACAGGCGGTATGCGGTAACGACTGGCTACCATGTGGATTGTCTGCGGTACACGTCCATCAAGCCCAAGGTGTAGGGCTATCATCTGCCTTGTTTCATCATCCATCTTGCCGAGGGCCTCGGTTAGGGTTCCCTCCTCGGCTTCACCGAAAAAGACATCTTCCGCACTTGGTGTTGATCCGAATACAGCAGTATCAGCCAAGACCAGTTCTGAGCCTTGTACCGGGGTTTCTATGGACATCGGCTCGATGCCTGCTGCGGTACGGCAGATGTCGATGGTTTCAAGGCTCATCCCGCTACGCTCGGCTAGTTCTGCATCTGTTGGCGGTCGCTTTAGTTCGAGTTCCAGGATGACGTAGTGTCGCTTGAGCTTGTGCCACTTGACTAGTGTATGTTCGGCAATCCGGATGGTGCGGTACTGGTTGGATTGATACCGCCTAAGCTTCTGGTAAATCCAAGGATGTGCGTAAGTAGAGAAGCGCAACCCACGCTCTGGTTCCCACTTTTCAATCGCTCTTATGAGACCTTCAACGCAGTACTGGCAAGCATCTACAAAGTGTTCCTTATGCTTGATGACTTTGCACACTTCCCTAATAAACGCGAAGTTATGGCGGATCATGGCATCAAAGCATTCGTCGGCATGGATGCCGTTAGACCAGCCGTAATGCAGCAGAATCATTTCATCCGGCAAGAGTAAACGCTCCGGAGCCTTACTCAAAGCCCGGAGCGTCTGCCGAATAATGCTAGGTCTTACCTGCAAGCCTGTATCCTGGAACCTATCCAACGCATGACGGGTACAGCCATGCTGTTTCCTAGTGCCTTGTATCTTGGCCCGTCTGGTGTGGTTGGGAGTATATCTGTCCAACCATCCGGGAAGCCTTGCAACCGTTCGCACTCGGTCGGTGTGAGTCTTCGTACCGCCATGCCTTGCATCAGGTGTTGGTCTTGACTGGTTGCGATGGTGTATGCCTTTTCATCCTGCCCCATATAACCACTACCACCGGTTCCAGGCTTTGCTACTCCGCCGTTAGTGCCGGTGTAATGTCCGATGCCTCTAACCTTGAATGTATGCGGAGGATGTACCACGTAGTTGATTGCATGATGGCTGGTCGTGGCTGGTTGCGTAGACTGGATGCAGTTCGCCACCTCGCTCTCTACGGCACTGAAGGTGTTAGCCTTGGCATCTTCACGCACCGAGTACATAACCGGAACCATTGTTTCAGTGTGCGGATCGTTTCTCTGACCACCACTTGCTAGTACACAGTGACTTGTTTCAGTTATAACCCGGTTGTATGCAACGATTGGATTCTCAACACTACTATTCAATGTAGGGGCATTTTCATTGGTTGATATAGCTGCATTTGATTGACCATCTGCCATAACTATAAGTTTCGCTTCGTGAGCGTATTGATCGCTTACACCGTTCGGCCCATCAAGCGCACACAATGTCCCGGTTACCTTTGCGCTACCGATTCCAAGGCCTGCCGCAAAAGAATAGGAAGTTTCTTTTCCTTCCGTTCGGCTCTTCGTAGGATTCCCTCGCAAGCTTTCTGGCTCAAATAGTACTTCGGCTGCACGTCGGCTGTCCCCTGAAGAATGTGCGACAACAAAGACTCTTCTGCGCCGCTGTGGCACTCCAAAGTACTGAGCGTCAAGCACTCGGTAGGCGAACCCATACCCGAGTTGCCCCAACGCCCCGAGGAAGGAGCCAAAGTCCCGTCCTCCGCTGGATGACAGAACGCCGGGGACGTTTTCCCAAATAACCCACTCTGGGCGGTAGTGGTCAACCATTCCAATGAAGGTGAGGGCAAGGTTTCCTCTTGGGTCTTCAAGTCCCTTGCGGAGTCCGGCAACACTGAAGGACTGGCAGGGAGTCCCTCCAACAATAAGGTCAACTGCGTCTCGATCAATGTTCCAGTCCTTGTACTTTGTCATGTCTCCGAGGTTTGGCACTCCTGGAAAGTGATGTGCCAACACTTGAGACGGGAAGCGTTCAATCTCTGCAAAGGCTACGGGAGTCCAGCCTAAGGACTCCCATGCAACCGATGCAGCTTCGATGCCACTGCAAACGCTCAGGTATCTCATCGGACACCGTTAGCCTTGAGCATTGCAGGCTTTGTGATGTACTCATACCGCATGGCATCACGGGTTGCAGATACCAGAGCGAGGAACAGCATCACGCTAACCGCAGTGATAATGCCTGCCTTGATCGCACCATCGATGTTACGTCTACGGGCATTGTGTGCCTGTCGGTTAGCATCAAGTGCCTCCTGCCGTCTACGTGCCTGCTGTGCATGGCGTTCAAAGTGCCGCCATTCTGCCAACCGGCAAGCCGTGCAAACCTGATCGGTGTCTACTACTTCGTGTCCGCAATCTTTACAACGCTTCATCGTCATTGTCTCCCTGTCCTTTATCTAGTTTCCGAATGTTTCTGGTTGTTCGGTCGGTTTGTTCCGACTCTTACGACGAATGGTGAGCAACCTTGCAAGGTCTTCTTCTGCCATGTCCATGGCTTCGGCGAGCTTGGTGAGGTTACCGCTGTTAGGTGTCTTCTTCCCGGTCATCCAGTCGGATACCTGCGGCTGGGTTGCACCGATACGTTTTGCCAACTGCTGCTGGCTTAGTCCTCGAATCATGCAATCTATATACCATATGTATATACTTCCATGTCAACACTTGACATATATATATTCTCAGTGTATATTCAATACATGAACAGCAAACTAACCCGCTTGGTAGTAACCATGAAGAATGGTGTTATCAACCCAACCGCATCGACTCAAAAACTCGGCACACTTCCATTGATGACATATAAAAGAGTAGATGGATCCTTTATATACAAGTATGGAACATGGGCAGGCAAGAAGAATCAACCACTGTACCGCTCCGGTATCACTCTAACGGTTGATGGTGTAGAGATTGGAACCGGAGCATACTGCGTGATGATCAAAGATGCAGTTGAAGCATGGGCAAAGAGCCACGGAGCCGAGCGAGTAAGCGTAACAATCCAACCGTAGACTGCAAAAAGAAAAGCCCCCGCAAGGGGGCAGGGAGAACAATAGATATGACAACATCGGAAACTATAGGGGCTATTGCCCCTGCTCTCATCAAGGCGCAAAGCCAGATGCAGGGAATCATTAAGGAGGGCAAAAACCCAGCCTTCCGCTCCAAGTATGTGACGCTTGATAGCATCCTTGACACCCTGCGCCCTATCCTTACATCAAACGGCTTGATGCTGACACAGGGTAGCCAGCAACCTGAGACCATGCAGGCAGTAACCGTTGAATCTCGCATCATCCATACTAGCGGTGAATGGATCAGCACAACGGTAACCATCCCGGTAACCAAACCAGATGCTCACGGTCTTGGTTCAGCTCTTACTTATGGTCGGCGTTATTCCGTGTCCGCCCTGCTCGCTATATCGGCAGATGAGGATGATGATGCCAACGGAGCCATACAGGCTCAGGATGGCTACCGTAGAGGCCCACAGGGCAACATTGTGATTGATGAGCCGGTAAGACCAGCAACAGCAAGGCCGTTATCAAGATGACATTCGGACAGGTTTATCCTCGGTTATTTGAGGGTATGGGTATAAGGCGTAAGGCTTGGGAGCTTGGCAAGGTTGTCAGGCTTTCAGCCATTGGTGAAGACCATCTTGTTGTGCATCTACCATCAGGTAATCGGTACACATACTGCCCTCCTGTGATGGACTTATACGACAAGGCACAGCAACAAGTTAGAGACGATTGGGAGGTAGTTCTATGATTACAAAAGAAGACGCAGCGTTCCTGCTAAAGCGAGCCATGCAGTACGGCATGACTTACACGGATGGCAAGTATCAAAACCACAAGCTGGTCACGATGGATGACCGTGGATACTGGGTCAAGCCAGCAGGACGCAACCTTGATCAGGTGAACTTTGAGTATCGTTACGAAAGCGTGTACTGGCACAAGGGTACACCAGCAGATTTGATGGGAGGTAAGTGATGGGATTTGATGTTATAGACGGCGAGCTGTGGGACGAGGAGACCGGCGAGTATGCTGGCCCTGCTTCCGGTTGGATTCGTGGAGACGAAAGCCCGGAAGACCTCGCGCTCCTGGTGATGCGTAAGCGGATGGACATTGAGGCAAGCATTGAAGCGGAAAAAGCCAAACTCGACACCATCACCAACAACATTGTCAAGATGATTGGTAAGCATACTGCACGGCTTGAATGGCTGGAGCATCAGTACAACAGCCAGTTAGCAGAGTATGCAATGTCTCAGTTACCACGCAAGGCTGATGGGACGCTAAAGGGTAAGACTTGGACTTGCCCCTATGGCACGGTTGGCTTTAGGACTATTGCCCCTAAGGTGGCTGTAGAGGCTGAGGAGACGGCTTTGGAGTGGGCACGGAAGAACTGCCCAGCTGCCATCAAAATCAAGGAATCCATTCTGGTTAGCCAACTACCAGAGCCAATCAAAAGCGCGATGTTAGAGCATCCAGCGGATGCCCTAAAGGCTGGGTTTGTTGTGCATCCGGAAGCGCAAGCAGTCACCATCAAGACGGTATA